TTCAATCGTCCGTTGTTGCTCTCGCCAAGAGCCAAGACCACAGAGTGATTTATGGGGTTTTTTGCGTTTGGTGGCTATGCAATGCGGTACGTCGGTGGTTGCATTTAGGGATACCCTGTTACACGAGCGAACTAAAGCAGGGGCGGTGGGCGAAGAATAGAGCCGAGTGGTTTGGACGCAAGTCTAAGAAGTCTGTTCAATGCGATGCGATGACATGGCTCCGAAGGGGAAGTTATCCACAAGCAGGGCGAAAACTGGGTTTTGACTCGGTAAGGCTTTGCTTTGCTCAAACAATCACCAAAGGGGAATTATGAAGAAGGTTAAACATAAGGAGAAGATGGAATGATGGACTTGTTTGGTAACGAGATACCTGAAGAAAGAAAGAAGACGCATGAAGGCTTTGATGAATTCTGGGATGCGTACCCTAAATGTTTTAGAAAAGGTGAGAAGGCTACTTGTAAGAAAAAGTGGTCTGATTCTTACTATTTCATGCAAAAGGAAATCATTGTTAAGCATCTGCAATGGATGGCGACAACAGCACAATGGTTAAAAGATGGTGGCTCATGGATTCCAGCCCCTTTGGTCTACCTAAACCAGCAACGATGGGATGGTGCTGATATTCCTGAGATGAAACCAACAATAGACCCTGCGTTGGCAAAGATTGATGCTGACTCAAAAAAGGCTGCGCCTATGCCTGACCACATAAGACAAAAAATTGCACAAATGAAAGGTAGGTCATGAATGAGTTGGCATTATTTGCGGGGGGGGGGGGAGGAATCCTTGCAGGACATTTGCTCGGATGGCGAACAGTCTGTGCCGTTGAAATCGAAGATTACCCACGCAGAGTTTTACTGCAACGGCAAGCTGATGGATTCTTACCTAGATTCCCTATCTGGGACGACATTTGTACATTTGATGGAAAGCCTTGGAGAGGAAAAGTCGATGTCATCTCAGGTGGATTTCCATGCCAAGATATTTCTGCCGCAGGAAAAGGCGCAGGACTTGACGGAGAAAGGTCAGGACTTTGGGGAGAAATGGCAAGGGTCATTCACGAAGTACAGCCCAGATTCGTGTTCGTGGAAAACTCACCAATGCTCACTTCTAGGGGACTTGGACGAGTTCTCGGAGACTTGGCCTCAATGGGGTTTGATGCAAGGTGGGGAGTGCTGGGAGCATCAGACGTTGGAGCGAAGCATGAAAGGAAGCGAATCTGGATTGTTGCCAGACAACCAAAATTTCTTTCACACGCCCAACACAACAGGATTAGATGGTGGGAGCAACAGCAGAAAAGCCTTGAAGAAAAGAATTTCAACTTGGCCAACACCAACAACTCCAACTGGAGGCGGGAATGTAGGCGGTTCTGGAGCGTACAAAAATGCAATCAAGAATGGGACTCACATTCCACATTCAATAAACCCGAACCTATACGAATGGTTGATGGGGTGGCCAACAGGGTGGACAGACTTAAAGCCATTGGAAACGGACAAGTCCCATTGTGCGCTGCAACAGCATGGAGAATCCTAAGTGAGTCACTATGAAGCCATGAAACTACTGGACAAGGTGCGTGAAGGTGTCCCTTACCCGCTTCACCTGATAAACAAAGCATTGGAGTTAACTGGTGACTTACTCACGCAAGACGATTGAAAACCCTAGCGATAGAGTAATCCTAGAGCAAGCAGAGGCTCGTGAACTATATCGTTCTTGGGAATCAAGTAAAAACTCAAACCTGATTAGAGCAAGATTAGAAAGAGCAGAACGAATATATGGTACTGGCGCAAGAGACAGAATAAGAGAATATATGAATAAAATTAAAGATGGGACGCTTTTATGATGCAGATAATGTTTACAGTTTATGGTGAGCCAGTAGCCAAGGGAAGACCAAGATTTGCCAAGCGAGGAAACTACGTTCAAACTTACACTCCTGTTAAAACAAAAAGCTACGAAGATGAAGTGCGCCTCTTTGCTACAAAAGCAAAAGGCTCAGGAAGTACACTAGAAGGCTCTGTAAGCGTTTTTATTTACATCTCTTTCTCCGTACCTCAGTCTTACTCAAAACGCAAACGTGAGGCTTGTTTGTCAGGTGAGACAAAACACACTAAAAAGCCAGATTTAGATAATGTTGCTAAAGCCATTATTGATGGCATGAATGGGATTATCTTTAAAGATGATTCTCAGATAATAAATCTTAATGTAACTAAAGTTTATGCAGAAGTTGGCAAAGTAGAAATTTTGGTAAGGGAAGAATGATTATCTATCTGACAAACACAGAACAGGCGAAAACCAGTATTCGCCACAATTGGGAAAAGATAACCAATGCTCTGGACTCAGGCAAACATCTGACGATGGAGATAAAGCTGACAAGCAAAAGCCGTGAGCAAGAAGAAAAGTACCATGCAATGATTAACGACATTGCCAAGCAAGCACAGCACTTAGGTGCTAAGTGGTCTTCCGAGGATTGGAAGCGTTTACTGGTTGACCAATACTTGCGTGAAGTAGGCGAAGTTCAAACAAAGATTATTCCTAACCTTGATGGCACAGGGATTGTTCAACTAGGGTTCCAGACGAGAAAGTTCACTAAAGAGCAAGCAAGCGAGTTTGTGGAATGGCTCTACGCTTGGTCAGGAAATAATGGAATTTATCTCTAGGTATAAACACCTAGTAAATATTGTGTTTAGTTTGCTATACTTACATTAGCCCAAGCAATTCGCAAGGGTACTTTTAAGGAATACAAAATGAAATACGAATTTGACACAACAATTGGTGAAGGCTCTGTAATCGTTACTGTTGTGATGACATACGAGCGTGACGAAGATGGCACTTACAACGAGAACATTCAAGATGTGATTTACGAAAAGGTGTCTCTGATGGGCATCTTTACGGACGTTCAGTTTAAAGAATTAGAGATGGAAGGCACAATGAGACTGACCAGCCATTTACTCGCAGAAGCTGACCATGCCAAGATTATTGCTTACGAACATGAGTAAGGCTTGGAAGTTAATTCTTGTAGGGCTGACTGCCATCTGGGCAGCAGTCCTTGTTTTACTAAGGTTTTGGTATGACTGATTTAAACATTTTTGAAAAAGCAATGGGCTGGCGCAAGCGTCAGATGGTCACAACTCAAGTTGTTAGAAACGAAATAATTAAAAAAATCAGGAATGATACTCTTGAGGAAGTAGCCAAAGAGTTTGACAAGATGAAAGCCTTTGGTAATACGTCCCAAAGTTTTGCTACTTTTGTTCGTGATATGAAGCATGAATAACAGGCCAAATAATAGGGAAAGACTCCACTTGGCAAAGATTAAAGAAATGCCTTGTGGGGTCTGTAACGCTTCTCCTCCAAGCGATGCACACCATATTGTTCAGCATAACCAATACTTATGTATTCCTTTGTGCAAGGACTGTCACCAAGGCCCACATAACGGCATACATGGGTCAGCTAGGATGTGGTCTGTAATGAAGCTAGACGAGATGGATGTTTTAAATCTAACCCTTGCAAAACTTTTCAGATAGCGCACAATGAAAGAACTCAGTTGCCATTGAGACTTTAGAGGGCTTGCGTCCTCTTTTTTTTGAGTATAATTTGGCTATGGCTACCTTTAGCGGGGGAAAAGTGGATTGAATCACCACCTGCCATAACTTCTTCTGATTCGCTTCATGTGAGATTCAACATGGTCAATAAAGAACTATTGCAAGACATTTTTTCCTATGACAATGGAAATTTGTATTGGAAAACTGTTAGATGTTCCAAGCTAAAAGTTGGGCAAAAAGCAGGATGGGTTGGTAAAAAAAACTATTTATATGTACGAGTTAATTACAAAGCATACGCAATACATAGATTAGTTTGGATAATACATAATGGTGATATAGATAATGGCAAGATAATTGACCATATAGATAGAAACCCAACTAATAATAAAATTGAAAATTTAAGAATTGCTACACACACTCAAAACAATCAAAACTCAAGCAAAAGAACAACCAATACATCTGGGTATAAAAATGTTTACTGGTCAACCGAAAAAAGCAGATGGTTGGTTAAATGTAATGTAAATGGATTGCCAAAATACGCTGGTTCTTACAAATTGCTAGGTGACGCTGTGCAAGCTGCAATTGAACTAAGAAAGAAATTTCATGCAGAATTTGCACAAGATGATATAACTTGTTAAAATTTGCAAAACTCCATGAGGTTAAAAAATGAGTGGATTACTTGAGCCATCCGTAAAAATTGAGATTGAGATACAAAGCCAAGAGAAAAAAGGCGAAGCGTGTCCAGTTGCCACAGGTGACGTAGAAGTCAATCTTGAGTGTCGCCAGAAGGCTATCGACAAGGCGAACTATGGCCCGATGAATCCCAATGAGCCAAGCATGGAATACTGGCGTGACATTTCTAAGGCTTGGAGAATCTCGCCAGCACAGGCTAAGAAGTCTCGTTGCGGTAACTGCTCTGCGTTTATCCAAACCCCTAAGATGCTTGCTTGCATTGAGTCAGGCTTAGAGATGGGCGGTTCAGAGATGGATGCTTGGGAAGTCATTGATGCTGGCGACTTAGGTTACTGCGAAGTGTTTGATTTTAAGTGTGCATCCAAGAGAACTTGTGAAGCATGGATTAGTGGTGGGCCGATTACTGAAGATTCCGAGGAAATGTCTGAAACTAGGGGAGAAGACAATGGGGACGACTAATATGCAAGCTGCTGAAATGATGGGTCTTTATTTGAACAAAGCTGCCAAAAAGAAGCCAGCACCAAAACCTATGCCTGTGCGTGGTGAGCGTACTGCAAAGAACAAAGCAAAGAAGCCTAAAAAATGAAAATGACTAAAGCTGGTCAGAAGAAAGTTGGCAAGGTCATGGGTGAGTACAAAGAAGGTACTCTACACTCTGGCAAAGGCGGTAAGGTTGTAAAGAGCCGTGACCAAGCTATTGCTATTGCTATGGCGGAAGCTGCTAAGAAAATGGGTAGGATGAAATAAAACCTTGGCTAGTGGTATAAACTAGCCTTTTAACTTCACCAACCCGAAAGGGAGTGATACAACATGACACAAAATCGTAAATTAGAATGGCGTTCAGTATCTACATTGATTCCATACGCTAGGAACTCACGCACACATTCTGATGAACAGATTGCTCAGATAGCAGCAAGCATTAAAGAGTTCGGGTGGACTAACCCAATTCTTATTGATGGCGACAACGGCATCATTGCAGGTCATGGCAGACTCTCTGCTGCTCGTAAGCTAGGACATGAGGAAGTTCCAGTTATAGAGTTAAAAGACCTAACCGAAACCCAACGTAAGGCATACATCATTGCCGACAACCGCCTAGCCTTAAACGCAGGGTGGGACAATGAGATGCTGACCATTGAGTTAAACGACTTGATGGCTGATGGGTTTGCATTAGACATACTAGGGTTTGACCATAAAGAGTTAGCTGCACTTCTTGAGCCAGATGTGGTGGAAGGTCTGACAGACGAGGATGCTGTTCCTGATATTCCTGATGAGCCAAAGACCAAACTAGGCAACATTTACCAACTTGGCAACCATAGACTGATGTGTGGCGACTCCACTAGCATTGACGCTGTGGATAATTTGATGGATGGGCAGAAAGCCGACATGGTGTTTACTGACCCTCCTTATGGAGTTGCTTATGAGGGTGGACATAATCAAAAGAAGCGTAAAGGCATCATTGCTGATACTTTAGAAGGCGATGACCTGACAGGCTTGTTTTATGGTGCTTTGATGGCGGCTGTACCAAATACTAAAGATGGGGCTGCTTTTTACGTTTGGTATGCCTCTGGTAAATCCATAGAGACTTATGCGGCATTAGCTAAACTGCCATTAAAACTTAGGGCAGTAATCCAATGGTACAAAGTAAAGTCAGGACTTGGGGCATTTATGTCTCAATACATTCCAAATTCAGAGCCATGTATGTATTTGCACAAGGATAAATGCTCACCTGCATGGTATGGCCCAACAAACGAGAAGACTGTCTGGGAATTAAAAAAAGAATCTAAAAATATATACCATCCAACTCAAAAGCCTGTGGAGTTGCCAGAACGAGCAATAAACAATTCAAGTAAGGCTGGCGATGAAATATTGGACTTGTTTGGTGGCTCTGGTAGCACTTTAATAGCTTGCGAGAAAATAAACCGCCATGCTAGGCTCATGGAACTAGACCCTAAGTATTGCGATGTCATAGTAAAGCGATGGGAAGACTTTACAGGTAAAAAAGCTATGTTAGTAAACGCTAACGAAGAACTTTCGGAGATATAAAATGCAACAGGGTAAAAAATATGAGCCTACTGATGAGAACAAGAAGCTGGTAAAGACTCTGGCTGCTGTTGGCATTACCTTTGAAGATATAGCTACCAAGCTAGAGATTAGTTCAGATACGCTGGTGAAGTATTACAAGAAAGAACTGGACGATGGTCGCATCGATGCCAACGCTAGTATTGGGCAGACCTTGTTCCAGCAAGCAAAGAACGGCAATACTGCTGCTGCTATCTTTTGGTTAAAGACTAGGGCTAGATGGAAAGAAACCCATGCTGTCGAGCATAGTGGGCCAGAAGGTTCTGAACTGGTCATTAAATGGCAGAGTTAATAATTCCCTATAAGCCAAGGGAACACCAGTTAAGGGTGCATCAATTATTAGAAGGCAAACGCTTTGCGGTAGTAGTTGCTCATAGGCGGTTCGGTAAAACTGTCGCTGCTCTAAACCACATCATTCGTGAATCGTTGCTTAACCAAAAAGAAGCCCCAAGGTACGCCTATATAGCCCCGACCTACGGACAAGCCAAGCGGGTGGCATGGGACTACCTTGTTAAGTACGCAGAGCCGTTAGGTGGGACAACGAACATATCCGAGTTGCGGGTGGACTTCTGGGGTAGGCGCATCCAACTATATGGCTCTGACAATCCCGATTCACTTCGTGGTCAGTATTTTGATGGGGTCATTCTTGATGAGATTGGCGACCAGAACCCTAAGATTTGGACAGATATATGCAGACCTGCCTTGGTTGATAGACAGGGCTGGTGTCTCTTTATTGGTACGCCCAAGGGACACAATCACTTCAAAGAACTGCGAGACAGGGCTAAAACTGAGGATGGGTGGGGCTTGCTAGAGTTCAAAGCCTCAGAGACAGGGGTAGTGGATGACACAGAACTGAAGGCTGCTAAGAATGAGATGGGTGAGGATAAGTACCGCCAAGAGTTTGAGTGTAGCTTTGACGCTGCTGTAGAAGGCTCTTACTATGGGCAAATCCTTAATGAACTGGAAGACAAGAAGCACATGCAAGAGATTCCTAGAGAGGAGTTGAGCCGTACATTTACTGCTTGGGACTTGGGAATGGGTGACTCTACGTCTATCTGGGTGGCTCAGTTGGTGGGTACTGAGGTCAGATTACTGGACTACTACGAGAATCACGGAGTAGGACTAGACCACTACGTTAAGTGGATTAAAGATAACGACTATCTTAAGGCAGAACATATCTTGCCCCATGACGTTAGGGTCAGGGAACTTGGCACAGGTAAGAGCCGTATGGAGATGCTTGAGGAAGCTGGACTAGAGGTCAAGATTGCTCCCAGAATGGGACTAGATGATGGCATCCAAGCTGTCCGTAGATTGCTTCCGAGGTGCTGGTTTAATGTACCTAAAGTGCAGATAGGACTGAACTGCCTGAGAAACTACCGCAGAGACTACGATGAGAAGCGCAAGATATTCTATGAGCGTCCGTTACATGATTGGTCAAGTCATGGCTCTGATTCTTTCCGTTATTTAGCACTAGGATTGGATGAAGGACATTCAACGTGGTCTAAACCGATTAACTCAGCACCGAAATGGATTGTGTAATGTATGTATCAATGCAAGGGGTAAATCTAGCACCTAAAGTAAAAGAACTTGAAAAACGTATCGAAATGCTCGAAAATGTGGTAAATGAGTTAAAATTGGACAAACCCAGAATGGGACGCCCTCCAAAGGACAAGCATGGCACAGAACGAGTTAATGTCGATAATCCAAGCAGAGATTGACGATGCAATTGGATTTATTGAAAGCGAAACTGTTGAGCAGCGCAAACAGGCTCTGGAGGCTTATCTACGACAGCCCTATGGTAATGAAGTTGAGGGTAAGTCTCAAATCGTTACTGGAGAAGTGGCAGAAGCGATAGATGGTGCGCTGCCTAGCCTAGTCCGTATCTTTACAGGCTCAGACAATATCGTAGTCTTTGAGCCACAAGGCCCAAGGGATGAAGCCTCTGCCAAGCAAGCTACAGACTACTGCAACTGGGTGTTTAACAGG